GGAAGGCCTCGCCTTCCATGAAGCGGCGTTCGTAATCGGCATGGCTCCGCTGGAAGTTCCGAACGGCGTTCATTTTGCCGCCAAGCAGCAGGATCCCGACACCGGGTGCGCGGTTCGCATCGTGAGCGACTACGTCGTGTTGACCGATAAATTTGTCACGAGGTGCGATGTACTTTACGGCCACGCCGCGCAACGCCCGGAATGGGCAGTCCGCGTCGTACAGTAGCACGCCAATTTGCAGGAGCACCCTATGCTGTCACGAGACTACCCGCGAATGATGTTTCACCGCGCCAAAGAGCCGGTGACCGTTCTATCGCGGGCGGAAGAAGACGCGCTAGGTCCGGAGTGGTCGCGGATTATCTGGCCGGCGTCTGCCATCGCCGCGCCAGAGCCTGCGCCCGAACCCGAACCCGAACCGGAACCGCAAGCGGTGGGCTACGCCGCAGAGGAACCGGAACCCGGTGGCCCCGTCCACCGGGCAGAGGCGCTACGGCATGCCGTACGCGCCCGCGAGGAGCCCGCGCCGGCGGCGCCAACCCGGCCGGCGCGGGCTCCGATTAAACCGCCGGCACGCAGCAAAAGAAAAGGATGAAATTTATGACACCGACACCACTGTCCGACACCGACCAGGTCATCTTGGCCTGGCTCGCGACGAACCCAACCGAAGCGGAGCCCGGCTCGTACCCCAGGCTCCTTTACAACATCAACCTGCCGCCCGTACTGGTTCACACCGCGGAGCAGGAAACCAACATGGGCAGCGCTTGGCGGCCTGTCAGTCTGCTCGTGCCGGATGCGCCCGTGCCGGACGTGCCGCCGGTCACGATCGATCCGACGAGCGCAGCTCTACTCGCGACCGGGGAAACCGGCACGTTCCACGTCACCATCACCGGGCCGGGCGTCTCGGACACGTGGACCGCGACGAAGGACGTTGCCGCAGGTTGGCTGACGGTCACGCCGGCCACGCCGCAATCTGCCGATGGTGACGTGACTTATACAGCGGCAGCCAATCTCGGCGCGGAGCGCACCGCAAACATCTACGTTAACGGGAAAACCTTTGCAATTACGCAGGCTGCAGGGGTCTAGGTGCGGAGGTGCGGGCGGAGTAGCGGCAGTGCCGCCATTCCGCCCGCTCGTTGAGGAGGTCCGATGCCGACGGCAAGCGAGCTGATCCATTCCTCTATGCGCCTGATCGGCGCAATCGCTTCGGGTGAAACGCTCGAAACCAATGAGCTGAACGACGCGCTCGTCTCGCTCAATCAGATGCTGGCCTCATGGTCAACCGAGCGGGTGACCGTCTATGAGATCCGGCGCGATTCGTTCCCGCTCACCGGCGTGCAGAGCTACACGATGGGGCCGGCGGGCGTCTTCAGCGCAGCCAGGCCTACGCAGATCGTGGCCGCCCGCGCCTCGATCGGCAATTACGGCCGCGGGCTCAAAATCGTCGATGTAAACAGGTGGACCGAAATCCTCGAGCGCGGCGGCGCGGTAAATCTGCCGATGAAGGCGCTCGCGACTGTCTATCTGTGGCCGGTTCCCGTGGCCGGCACGCTGATCGAGCTTTACTGCCTGCAGGAATATACGACTTTCGTGGACGGAATAGCGCCTGCGGGACCGCCGCCGCCTCTCCATAACTTCGAACCCCAACGGCTGACCTATACCGTCTCGGGCAGCACTGGTTCGTTCACGATCGGCCCAGGCGGGCAACTGGCGATGCCGCGGCCTGCGCGCTGCGATGCGATCGCAGCCAGCAGCGGCACCTATCGCCGGCCGGTGGAGATTGTGTCATCCGCGGAATGGTCAACGATGCTCGAGCCTTCCGGCGCTGCGATCTCGGTTCCGATGGAACTCTATGTCGATTACGGCTATCCGGCGGTCACCCTGAACCTTTGGCCGATCGGCACGACCGGCGGGTCGATCGAGGTGCATTCGCTCCAGGCGTTTGCTGCTTTCGCGGCGCTCACTGACACGGTTGCCCTGCCGCCTGGCTACGAAGCGGCCATCCGGTACAACCTGGCTGTTGCGCTGCTGCCTGAGTATCCCCGTTCGGAAGTTGACCCGACCCTGCTGCAGCAGGCGCAGAGCTACAAGGCGTCTCTGGTGCAGTTGAACACGCAGACGCAGCGTCTCGGCGGGCTGCCGCCGGCGGAAATAGCGCCTTCCGAACTGCAAACGGTCCAGACGAGGTAAGACTTCTATGGCTACACCAGCCGCGAAATTCCCGGCCGCGATCGCTGACGATAGCTGGCTGACGATCGCCACCAACCAACTGCAAACGCGCCTGGCGGTTCCCTGCGGCGCCAACGATACGACCATCGGCGTAGTGGACGCCAGCCGCATCGCCCAGTGGTCACTGCTGACGCTCATCGACTCGACCAACGGTGCGCCGCCCGCAGGCGTCTCCGAAATCGTCTTAGTGACGCAGCCGCCCGCTGGCAACATCCTGACGGTGCAGCGCGGATACGACGGCACCACGGCGGCCGCGCACGGCGCAGGGATCACCATCAGCGGCTACATCGTGGGGTGGCACCAGAAGTCGCTGGCGGGCGAGGTCAAGGCAATCGAGCAGGCGCTCGGCCCGAACCTGTCCAACGTGGGTTCCGGCCTGCCCGGCGTTTATGTTGCGTCGAAATACGGATTTGTTCCGCAGTCGCCGGGCGGTAGCCTCGTCGTCGGCAACAACTCGATCACACTTTCGCCGGTGCCGCTCGGAGTCAATGGGACCGATGCCAACCATTGGCTATATGTAGACCAGGGCACGGGCACACCAGAGCCGGTATTGATTACCGGAGGTTCGGCGGTATCCGGGGCGCCAACGGGAACGCTTATTATCAGTTGCAAAAACACCCACTCGGGCGCATGGAGAATCAGCACTGCTACGGGTGGAGCGCAGGAGGCGGCCGTCATTGCAGCGGCCGCTGGCGGCGGCTTGGTCTGGCTTAATAGCTCGACGATTCACGCGCCGATCCATCCGCCGTATCAGAAAACGATCTGGTTTCAAGGCAACGGCCGATCGGCGACGGTGGTTTCCGTAGGGGCTGATTTTCCCCTGACGGAAGCGGGAGTTTTTGTGTTCTCGCCGACACAGGTATCGGCAATAAACGCAGATTCCGGAGGCGTTCGCGATTTGACAATCAGCCTCATTCAGCCCGACTCCACAGACCTGGCGAGCTACACGCACTGGCCGCCGGCGGTTTACGCCAGCGGGAACAATCACGTTACGGTTGACAGCGTGATCATCGAGCGGGCATGGGATGCGATCACTTCGCCGGTTTCCAACGGGATCACCGTGAACAACGTCGGGATGAGTTATTTTCACCGGGGCGTGACCGTAGACCAATGCTTCGACGCGATGAACATCAACCAGTTGGAGGGCTGGCCGTTCGGCTGCACGCTGAACCAGACCAACACGTTTAGTGCCCCGGCCACGAACAACTACCTGCTCGACTTGTCCCAGGTGGATTTCGGGTGTATAGACGGGGTTCTGTCGGCCTCGGGCAAGTTCGCCAAACTGCAAAAGAATGCCGGTGGGCAAGTCCCGATGATCTGGGGAACGAATATTGATATAGACACGAATGGCGGGTTCGAGATGTCGAACGGCTATGTCCGGCTCTCGAATGTCAGCGTTTCCCTGACCCCCGGCACGGAAGCATTCATCGTCACCGGGGGCACGTTATCGATTGATGGGGTCTCCATCGGAAATAGCGGTGCGACGACCCCGCACTTCCTCTACAACGCCTCGCAAAACAACTCAGGCGCGGCGACCGGGATTATCCCTGGTCTGACGATTACCAACCTGCGGCTGGCCAGCAACAACGAGCTTGGGTACGTCGTTTACGCGACCACATCGGGTCCATATACGGGTATCTCGCGGGTTAGTGTGGCAGGCGCGGACATCGCCAAGACTCCCGGCGTGGCCTACGGTGCGCTATTCGCGGAAGCGGGCGGCACGGGTTCCGTAATCATGGATCTTTCGCATATCCGGGTGGCTTCCAACGGCGGAACCGCTGCAGTCTTCGCTAATTTCTC